AATATTATCGGTTTGCGCTCTCTCATTGCGGCCCAGGAAAAATCCTGGCCCGGCCCAACTAACCTTCTATATAAGACGGGAGGTCGGATTTCGATTCGCAAACCTGTAGGAGAGTTAGTTGAGACTCAGAATCAGACCTCTCGCCCAGCCATGACAACCGTAGGATCAACAGAGTCAGGCTCTGCCAGCCGTTCCTTCAAGCACAGGAACGTAAACACATTCCTCACATATTCCAAGTGCCATCTAGAACCTGAAGCTGTTGGGCTCCATCTCTGGAGTCTCATAGGTCACTGGAATCCAGCGTACATCGTCGTGAGCAGGGAAGCTCATGCTGATGGATCCTGGCATATCCATGCCTTAGCTCAGAGCGTCAAGCCTGTACAAACTACGAACCCTAGGTTCTTTGACATTGAGGATTTCCATCCTAACATTCAGAGTGCCAAGTCCGCAGACAGGGTCAAGGAATACGTGCTCAAAAACCCGATCAAACAGTGGGAGAAAGGTACTTTCATCCCACGCAAGAAATCCTTTGCTACCACTTCATCTGAGGATAGGCAACCTAAACCCACAAAAGATGATATCGTGAGAGATATCATCGAACACTCCACCTCCAAGCAAGAGTACCTTTCAATGCTTCAGAAGGCACTCCCCTACGAGTGGGCAACGAAGCTCCAGTACTTTGAGTACTCAGCCTCCAGATTGTTTCCTGAGACTGCAGAAGTATACACCAATCCTCATCCTCCCACTGAACCGGACCTCGTAAACTTCGAAACCATAGAAGATTGGCTCAACCCCAACATCTATCAGGTTAGTCCAGAAGCCTACATGCTGCTTACTCCTACCTGCTTAACCCTTGAGGAAGCAATCTCTGACTTAGAATGGATGCAATCCGCATCCAGAACATCCCAGGGCACAGGAAACAGTCTCTGTACATCCTTGGGCCAACAAGAACAGGGAAATCAACCTGGGCCAGAAGCCTAGGGCGCCACAACTACTGGCAGAATAATGTGGACTGGTCTTCCTATGATGAGGAAGCAGTCTATAACATCATAGATGATATACCCTTCAAATTCTGTCCTTGCTGGAAGCAGCTGGTTGGCTGCCAGAAAGAGTACGTCGTCAACCCGAAGTACGGTAAGAAGAAGAAGGTAGCTTCCAACAGCATTCCATCAATAATCCTAGCCAACGAGGATGAGGACTGGCTGAGGGTGATGACTCCCGGACAACGGGAGTACTTCGAGGCAAACGCGGTCATATACATTATGACAGCAGGCGAGAAGTTCTACAAGCCTGCTTAGGCCGGCGGCTGCATGTTCAATAATCTTCAGTTGGGTGTGTGTGTGTTGGGTGTTTTGGGAGCGTGCTCCGGGTTCCCCCTCGCGACACACAAAACCAGTTTAATGTTGTCGTCTGCACATCTGCAGACATTGTATTCTGTATTGTACTTCGTCCAATATCAATGGAATTATAAAACTTGTTTTATTATTCTGTAGGGAATCACTGATTCCCAACTGATTTGAAGTACAGACGGGCCTGCCCATGGCAGGTAAACTCTAGACCATTGCCAGGGGCAATGACCAGGTACAACGCACCCTTCTTAATCGCTCCCACACCACCGTCTGTGAGATTCTTCCACTCCGTCTTCACACCCAGGCCGGTGAAGAACTTATGGAAGTAAATCGCCCGCTTACAAGGCGACCATGAGGTATTCGCCGGAGGAACATCCGACCCAATCCGACCGTCGGTCTCCATCGTGAAAGTGCATCTCCTCTTCACCACGAAGCGATGACACACCTCCCTTGAAACCTTCCATGTGTAGGGGAACGCCACAAGGGAGTCACTATAGCCGAAGATGTCCTTCGTCGTCGGGGTATTTCCGGTAGGCTGTGCATCATACACCAACCAGGCCACGCCAGTGCCAATGCTGGAATACTTGCAGGCGGCTGCAGTAGCAACGAAGTGGTAGTCCAAGGCAACCTTGTACGTGACAGTCTCGTTGGTGTGACGGTTGGCCTCGTCAGCGCCTCGAGCATAGGAGCCTAGCAGTTCACAAACACCACCGGAAGGGACAGACACCATAGACTGACCGGCTGCCACAAACGTGGCTATCTGCAGGGGTGGACGAATCCGCCTAGACGGACCAGCCCGAGCGGCAGATGTACGCTCTGGCTTCTTCTTAGTGCCACGCTTAGACCAGGCCACCTCATCGGCCCTCTTCCTTTTGCTGCCGGCAAGAGGCATGGTGGCTGAGGGCTACCTAGGCCGTGAACGGCACAGGTCCCGGCGGACAGCTAGCAGAGACACCGACCGGCGTTGGAGCCTGCGAACCAACCAGATCTGACGTACCAAAGCTCACCTCCTCCGTTGAGATCCCGCGGCGAGCCTTAACAAGGAAGATAAGATCTCTCAGCACCCACAACCATAACAGGTACAGAGCTACCAAAGCAACAAAGGTGAAAATCACTATCTCACCGACGCGACTCCACGGCAGCACTCCGGCAGACGGAGGTGGCGAGGGTACCCGCGGCAGAACACTTTGAGGCAAAGCAGGCAACGCTCCTCCAGAGCCGTCCATAGCACCACTGAGCCTGGGCACGAACTTATATGCGATCCAAAGCGCCTTACTACATACAGGCTTTAACGAAAGACATAGGGCCCCAAAGCGGGACCGCTCGGCCTGGTGGGCCTCGCATGAGAGAGCGCGGT